GAATTGGGAGGAATTGACTTGTCCACAGAATAGGTCCGTAACCAAACGGACCTTGAGACGCGTTTCTCACCAACTTGGTATTATGGATTGCATTAAGCTTTCCGGAGGTTTGCCAAAGTTGGCGCAATTGGCCGGCGTTGATTTGCCGGATTGGGTTGTTAGTGAGGTTGAAGGCCTCGTCTTGTTGTTTGTAGGCTTGGAAAGCCAAACCACAGTTCAGGGAGCTGTGGCGAATATTATGATGTGGGTGAAGACTCACTTTAAGCAATCACTTATCAAATCGGTTAGTGATTACTTGGTGGGGTTGTTAGACGGACCGAAAAAGCAGGGTCCCTTACTTGACGATACGCCAAATTGGCTGAAGTTGTTGAAGGAGGCCCGGACAAACTGGCATAATTGCGTTCATGCGGAAGCATTTGCCCAGATTTCCCGCTTATTAGGTCTGTTGGTTACACTAGGTTTGTGTAAGGCATCATCAGTTGAGTTCTCCATTGGAGAATTCAAAATTTTTGCACCGCGTTTGCAGACAAAACATGCGTCTGCTTTCGATCTGATTGATGCTACTGTTGAAACAACGCTCTTCTTCATTGAAGGAGGGTATTTATGTTTCAAGACTAAGTCCATACAACCTCTGTTGGTTAGTGACCATTCAGCTTTGCAGCTTGATACTGCTTATGCTGGGATCATGTCCGACTGGGATTTAGTCAGATGTGGAAATCTTATGAAAGTCAAAGGTGAGCTAGACATTGATTTTGGCCGCCGTTTGAATATCATATCGGATGAGTTCAAGAGATTGACAAGTACACTAACTGGCCTCGATAAGAAGTTGGTTGGTGACAAGTATTACAAGATCTTGATTCTCCAGAATGATTATGTGACTTTTAAGATTTCCAGTGGTATACGTCGAGCTCCATTTGCTCTTCTCTTCTTTGGCCCAAGTAGTCAGGGTAAAACGACAGCTGGTGAGCAATCAGCTACAGCCCTACTAATGAGCCAGGATTTAGATACGGATCTAACAAGAAGAGCTACTGTCAATGCTGGTGATAGGTTCATGTCCACTTGGACCTCTGATAAATTGGTCATGAAGATTGATGATATGTGTAATGACAAATCAGACTTTGTGGAACAATCACCGACACGACTGGTACTTGACGTTGTGAACAACGAGTGTGTTTACGCCAACAAAGCGGACCTTGGAGACAAAGGCAAATGCTTGATAGAACCTCCTTTGGTGGTAGCTACTACCAATAAGAAGAATCTTGATGCAGGCATGTACTCCAATTGTCCGTATTCCATCCAGAGGCGCTTTATTACAATTACGTGTAGAGCGCGGACAGAGTTTCAGAAGAAGCACGCAGGCAAGAAGTGCGGATTGGATTCCACTTTTGTCTATGAATGGAAGGAAAAGGTTGGCTACGAGGAAGCTGTTGACGACGTTTGGGAGTTCGATGTGGAGCTAGCAATTGAACCCGATAACCTTGCCCATGTAGCCAAATATGGCTTTGTTACGCATAATGGCAAGAAACTCAAGGGAATCGGAATGTTTGAATTGCTAGATTACCTTATCTATGCTTTTGACATTCATTGCAAAGTGCAGAACAAAATCGTTGAAGATGCAGCCAACCGCCTCAAGAACATGGAGCGTTGTGGGGTTGATGGTTGTATCAATATCAAAGGTATTTGTTTGAAGCACGATAAATTGAAGGTGTATGAGATTCCTAAACGGCAATTTGGCGGTAAAATCGTCAACGCTGTGAAGGGTCTTGTGAGACCTCGTTTACCAACTTCTGCAATGGAGGTGTTGATAGATAGGGCGGAGGCTAAGGTTGCTGAGGCTGTTTACAAGTATGGAAAGAAATTCGTCGATGACTTCGACTGGGTTACTATCCTACCAACAAGCATTGTCAAACCTTTTATGGAAGCCGAGAAAGGCACATGGAAACATAGTGTCGTGCAGTGGTTGTACGCGGATGTTATCGATGGCGATTATCGCCAGCGTGAGCGTGCATTCCGCGCAATATGCATTTTCATACCGATATATGTATATTTTGCGGATCTCGAGATTTGCGAGACGAAGCTGTTTGGATTCCATTTGGTTGGGGCTTGCTTTTTGATGTACTTGTTTTACATAAAGCTCATAAAGGCTAAGGTGGAGAAAGATTTACGTGAGTATTTGCTCGACGTTAATTTTGAAGTTGAACCCATCATTAAGAGTGTGCGCGACGATACAGTGAAGTATGTTTGTTACGCGAGCGCAGCTCTTGGCAGTCTTTATGTTGTAGCCTGTTTAATCCGGAAACATTATTCTGAGATCAAATCCCAAGGGTCTTTAGCTCCGCGTACGCGCGCCGAGGTTGAAGCCCGGGATAATCAGACGAATGTTTGGTCTTCGGTTGTAACGAGATCGTTGCCCATTTCCCGCATATCTAAGTGTGTGACACCTAAGGTTCTTGGAGGCTTAGTTTCTAAGAATCTATTGTGTTTTACCACTGAGATGCCATCTGGTAGACTTGGACAAATGAACTGTTTGTTTATTAAGTCCAATGTTGTGTTGGTGCCTAGCCATATTTTTGATGAGGCAGGACCATCACTACCGTGTAGCTTCTTTAAGGAGAATGCTTATGCCAATGGTGGAAAATTTGCTGGGAGATTGGAGTTGGCAACGTCCGTTATACTCAAGGACAAGGATTTGGCATTGTGCTATTGCCCTACTGGAGGTTCATTCCGGGACATTACCAAGCACTTCCCGCTCGAGGACATAACTTCTAGCGTTAATTTCCATATGTCGTATCGTCACAACGATGGACGTCTGGAGGAAAACGAAGGAGTTGGTTCACCAGGAGTGGTGGAGGTTGAAGGTTCAGTGTACCGGGCTTTCGGATATCAGAAGCTGACACGCAATACATTTAATGGGTTGTGTGGAGCTGTTTTACATTCCGAAACTAATGGATCTGTCATCATAGGGATGCACACGGCTGGGGTTGAGGACACTCCTGAAGGTTATTCGTGTATGGTAAACCAGAAGGAATTGTTGGAAGGCTTTGTTGTCCTCAAACAAAAGGAAGGTGTGTTGTTGACAGGAACAGCAGAGAAGTTCGAGAAGCAGATTTTTGGGAAGGAAGTTCTCAATGAGAAAGCCCTCCCACATAAGAAGAGCCCACTGAACTATCTGCCTAAGGAATCACAGATTGAGTACTATGGATCATGTCCTGGAATAACCACATCAAAGACTAATGTGCGTGTTACGCCTATAAGCGAGCACATCATAGAGGTCTGTGGTGTTCCCAATATCTATAGGGGACCGGAAATGAAACCGGAGTGGAAAGGTTATCAGGATTGTTTAGCTAACATGTCCATACCGGCGGTCCCATATCAATATGAGGTTCTGGAGTTGGCAATCAAGGATTACAAACGAGGTCTGAATGATATATTCAAGTCTGACTTGTGGCGAGATGCTCGTCCGCTGACAGATTTGGAAAATTGTTCTGGCATTCCAAGTTGTAAGTTCATTGATGCTATCAAGTTGTCAACAGCCATTGGTTACCCTCTCTCTGGTGAGAAGAGGAAGTTCGTCTATGAGATTGAGACACAGGAGGATTTACTCAATTATTATAGCGAAGTGGGATTTGGAAGTCCCACGGATCAAGAGATGCAGAGACTTGAGGATGTTTCCAATAGAGTCGTCAAGTTCGTACCGGAGATCTATGATGAGATAGACCGGTGCGAAGCTTGTTATGCTGCAGGAGAACGAGCGTATACTATTGCTAAAGCTTGTAAGAAGGATGAAATTCTTCCCAAGAAAAAGTGTAGGATATTCTATAGTAATCCTATAGCGCTGACGTATCTCATTCGGAAGTATTACTTGCCTTTGTTGCGTGTGTTACAGATGAACCCCCTGGACTCAGAATGTGCGGTTGGTATTAACAGCCATGGACCTGAGTGGGATGAGTTCTATGAACACGTGACGAAGCACGGTATGCATCGCTTGATCGGAGGAGACTATGGCAAGTATGATCAAAAGATACCTTCACAGATGATCATTGCAGCTTTGCGAATCTTGATAGATTTTGCGAAGTTGTGTGATTATACACAGAAGGATCTGGATATCATGGAGGCCATGGTTGGTGACATTGCTTACGCAGTTATCGCTTTCAATGGTGATCTCATCGGTTTAACCGAAGGGACACACATTAGCGGTAACTCCTTGACAGTGATTATCAATGGTATAGTTGGAAGTTTGAACTTGCGTTGTTATTACTTTGACAATTTGGCGCATCGTGGCACGAATTTTCGTGACAATGTAGCGCTGATGACTTACGGTGATGACAATATAGGTTCGGTGTCGGAGACTATCAGTGATTTCACTATCAAGGGCATATCCGAGTATCTAGGCGAGTATGGACAGATATACACCATGCCGGATAAGGAAAGTGAACTATTGGACTTTCTACCGGCTGAACAATTTGAATTCCTGAAAAGGAAGTCAGTGTATCATCCAGACTTAGACTGTGAAGTCGGAGCTCTCGTTGACAAATCTATATTCAAGAGTTTGCATTGTTTCATGCGTGATTCTGGTTCGCCAGACACGGAGGAAGTTGCAGCTGCTAAGAATGTGGATACCGCTCTGAGCGAATGGTTTAACCATGGCAGAGAGGTTTACGAGAAGCGTAGGCAGGAGATGAAGGAGGTCGCGCATAGGGCAGGCATAACAGGTTTCTGTAAGGAATTGGAAACCTCCTATGACGCGCGGGTTGAACGCTGGATTGATAACTACAAGGATGAGCCACGGCTCAAAGGTAGGAAGATCAAATTGCCAGACAAACCCCTGGATCCTGAAGCATGATGTAAAACTGCTTCACCCCGTCCTGAGTAAGACATTAAACTACTTGCCCCGTTGACCCATGGGGTTCTTTGTTGTATAGTTAAAGAGGTCTTTGTGTTATTGGTTACCACGTGCATGTTGTACTTTTATCGTTCTTTCATAAATATGTATAAGAAG